TTATGAAGCTTTTTTGAGGATATTTATGGTCTTGTTTGCTTCAGGGCCATCTCCCCACCGAACATAACCGATGCCGTTTTTAGCGCACCAGTCTTTCAATGCGGCCACAACACGGAACTCTAATTCACCATGCCCTATATAGATAATCATGCCATTCTCGCCTTCAGACTGCCCAAAGAATTTAAAGTTTTTACCATTGTATTTAATACGGATAATTCTACTTGTAACGTAGTCTTCAATATTAATTGAACCAAAATTAGTGGTGAGATATGGCATGACCTTTACCTTATAGAGTGACGTAAATCATTGGTTTGTTACCTGTTGCACCTTTCGACGACACAACCACACCTTTGTCGTCACCCTCTACAAAAACAATAATGCTAAAGTAGATATTACCGTTTTTACCAATATCTAAATCCCCAAGTCGCGGGATGAGCTCAGATTTATTAATGTTAATTGCATCTGTTTTAGATGATATTGAAACCCCCTCAGCAACAATTTTCACCTCAGTGATCGTGTTGCTTTCTAGGTTTAAAAACTCGCCATCCATCACTAACCCTTCAGGATTGGAAGGTTTCAGCTTCATTACTTCACGATTAGCGCGGCCATAATAAGCATTTACATCACCTTGCGTTTGCAGCTCAAAATCTAATCGTTCGATTATCTTTAATATTTCACTTAAGACAACAGCAGCTACGTCAATTGAAACAGCAGCTGCAGCGCTTCGATTTCCTTCTGAATCTATCGCAACCACGCTAAAAGTAATAGTTTGCGCATTAGTTTTACTTGGCGCACTGAAAGACGGTGTAGCGGTGGTTTCATCTTCAAGCGCAACAGTGTCACCAGCCGTTTGCGTCCACTCATATAATGCAATGGGATTCGTGCCAGGTGTTGAACTAGATGCGTCTAGCTGAACTGTTACGCCCGCCGCCACTGATTGATTGGGGCCAGCATTGGCTGTTGGGGCAACGTTAGCTACCACTTCTGTAACATCGCCAGCAACTACGCCTGAAACTTGGTAAGTATTCGCTCCGTCTGAAACCGTACCTGTTACCGCTTCACCTTGTTCAAGATTTAATCCTGCTGTTGAAGCTTCTCCGTTATGGAAAATGATAGGCTGGTTATAAACTTCGTTATCGCTAGAATCTAAAAGCGTAATATTCATCACGCCATCGGTAGGTTCTAACCCTTCAAGCTTTACAAGACATGATGTGCTGTGACCTCTAACCAATGAGCGGCCAATTCGCGTACCCATATCAAGGCGAGCCGCACCGCCTGTGGCGTGAACGTCATCGCCGCCGTTACCGTCTGAAATATCTACTGGGTAAATGGTTTCAGTTACATAGGCTACGTGTTCGTGAAAACGTGGGGCATCGTTGATAGCTTGACTAATAGCATCTTGCCCTACGTAAGCATCCCCTTGTGTTCTGGTTGGGTAATAAGGCTCTGTAATAAGAACGGTTTTTATACCTGACTCATCCCAGTTGGCTTGTGAAAGAACGCCAAACCCTGCTAATTCGTTTGTATACGCGTCACCTGTGCTACTGTAATCAACACCGCCGATGAAGATTAAACAAATATTAACATCAATTTCAGCGCGTCTAGCCATTGCCGCTTCATAAAGATTGTACCCGTTAACTCTATCTGTACTGGTAGGCAACCACGTTTCCATTCCTGAACTGCCTTTAGCATTAGGAACAAAGTAGATTGGTATGTCGGGGTTGTTTTCCAGCCAAACATTAGCCATGTAGATAACCAAAGAACCGCCAGCACTGCTATCAGAAGAAACACCGTATACCTGACCACTGTGACTATCATATGGGTCGTCTAGCTCTTTAAATACACCGTTATTGCCAAACATATAAGCTTTTGTGCCAGCGCTTGAAGGAGTGTAATTAGCGCTGGTAGAAGCACCTCTTCCGCTCATGTTTGAATGCCCCCATGTATCAACACCAAACCCTATTACGATTTCTTGAGTTGTTACTGTGGTTGTAGGGTTTTCAGCGATACGATATTCAACGGTGAACGCACCAACATCACCAATAAAATCATCTACGTGTGAACCTTCAGTTACCGCACCTGCTGAAACCCATCCAGCACCATCAACGTTTCTTTCCAGCGTACCCGCTTGATTTATAATCATCGGTATATGTGCACCACCTGTTAAAGTAGGTGGGTCATAGGGAAAGCCGGGGGCATCCATAACCACTAATTCGATGGGGTCTGTAATAGCTGCACCATCTTCAAGAACAAAGTAACTCACCGAATCGGTGTCGGTAGTACCGTTTGCAGCGTCAACCGTTAAGGCGAACGCTATTTCTGTGGGGTCTGTGAATGCAGGGGCTTCAAAGCTAGGCGTTAACGTATTGGCATCAATTAATGTCACGCCTGTTGATGTGGTTTCCACCCATGTAAAACTGTCTACGTTTTGGGAATTGCTACCGTCTAACTGAACATTGTCACCAGCATTAATGCCGCCTAAATCATCACCCGCGTTTGCTACTGCGTCAGATGTTGCGGGGGTTTGATAACCACCTGTGGTAAATCCTACTAAAGTACCGTGGTCATAATCACCAGATGTATTTGGCATGTCAGTTTCATCGACTACGCCGCCATCAAAATCGTGAGTGATTACCCCCTCAAGATTGCCGGTAATAGTAGCGACACCTGACATTGTACCTTCAAAGAAAGAGCGTCCGTCATGCTGCCCCCAATTGCGAATATCCAGTGAGGCCGTACTCGTTATTGTTTGTGACACACCAGCCAATGTAAACGTTAACTGATCGCCTACCCTTTTAATTCTACCGTCTGATACGGTAACCCCCACAAGTGCGCCGGTTGCCAAGTCGATAGTAGAGCCGCCATTCCCAAATCTAAGGCGAGTAACAGTGCCCCTTAATTGTAAAAATGTACCCTCATCATCGGCGCCAAATACGGAAGTATAGCCAGCGGTGTAGGTTATGGTTGGTAAGATTACATCAAAATCACCATCTAGCACGGCGGTGAAGCCGCCAACATGCCCTGCTCCGTCAAATAGAATTGCCATTCTTTATTCTCTCTTTAAATTGTTATTGAAACTGTGTTTGACCAAGCGCCAATTAAGGCGCCGTTAAAGCAACGGCATCGGATTTCATAAGTACCGCTTGAAAAGCTAACTGAACGTTTGAAGCAACCGATAACGCCAGGTAAATCCACGTTATCAACGGTTAAATCTGACCACGTTGAACCGTTATCGCTCGACACCTGAAATTGCATGTCGGTCATGGTGAAACGGTTTAAGGCATCTAGGGTGGGGTAGGTTTTTAGCACTTCGACTGATGAACGATTGCCGCCTAATAAGCCGCGTCCTTCATAGAAATAATTGGCGTCTTTTTTCTGTTCGTTCATCTGCGTGGTGCTCACACAACGAACACCATCTACGGTGCAATTCCATATCTCTTGGTAAGCTGGGCTGTGTTGGACTGAAAATACTTCGCGGGTTCCGTACCCCTGTATTACTTCGCAGTTGGCCGCAACTAACGAGCCGTGCTTATGTGTTCGAAGCGTCTTACATGCGCCCTCTAGTCGGCCATTATTGATTTCTACGCGCTTTTTTAAATCGCCGTTAGCATCAGAGCCGTTCGCTAAATCCACATTGTAAAGGTGGGCGCTATACAAATAACTCTCATAACCCGAATAGGCCCCGTTAATTACAACAGGATCAGAGTTGCCCTTCTCAGCCTCATAATTCCCGTAGTTGGAATCAAGCCCCAAATCGATAGTTATATTCCCTAACTGCTGCACCTTTGCATAAGGATGATATAAATCCGCTTGAATACCCACTATCCACGTATCGAGCTGCCCATCAAAACCGCCAGTACATTTAAAGCCATCCACTTCAAGTGATTCGCAACCGTAAAGGCTTATTCCTTTACGCTTACCGCTACACCATACGTTTTCAAATAGGTAGCTTAGGGTTTCATCATCGTTCACATAGCCAGCATCAACTTCCTGATCTAACTCTTGGTTTTGAATGTGAACATCAGCGGTATAGGTATCTCGTAAACGTGTTACCGGTATAAGCTCCCATTCTATATTTGCGGTGCTTCCATCTACCGTGGCGCTTAATTCAGGTAAGGCTGGTGCTTCTGTTCTTATGAGTTTTTGCACATAAATATTTTGAACTGTGCCTTTGTAACCACTGGCGGTTATTTCTATTTGCGTGGTGTTAGCCGGTGCGCGTATCAGCCATACCTCATAGCCTTCAATCGCATGGCTGTATTTGGGTATAGCGGCACCAAGTTTAGGCATAACCGAACCGCTAGAACGCTCACTAAGATTTAGAATAACTTGGTAGATTTCACCCTCTTCAAATGCGTAGCTAGCTGTAAGTGAATTGCTTGTGCCGGTTGTCGTATAAACACCGTTGTTATTCGTCCAGCCTGAACCGCTAAACGCATTAGGCTGCACAACTTTGGGGCCTACTTCCTCAGAACCGTTGATAATGAACTTGTGCATGTAGATAAGTTCGGGGGTGCTGTATCTGAAGTAGTCTACTGCGCTTTCGCCAGGGTCTAAATGAAGCCATGCCGTACCTGGTATGTAACGCAGTGTGCCATCGGGCGTGCATGCTATCCTTGCATCAGTGGGTAAAGTGATAACTGTTTTGAATGGCGTTTGCGAGCCTTGAACCGCGATAGCATCAACCATTTCAGGTATGTGCTGGTATGGAAGTGATAGCGTTTTATTTGCGGCTACTTCCATGGCATCTACTGTTACCGTAGCTTTTTCACTGCGCCATGCCTCGCCTTCTTCAAGCTCTACCGTTTCGTTATATAAAACACCATTTAGCATCACGTTGTTTAAAATAAACGTGCAGGCGCCTAGCGCAGAAAGAAACGGCAAAGGCAAATGCGCTCGATAGTCACCGCCATTGATAATTACGGTTGCGCCTTCACCGGCCACAACAACACCCAAGCCGCCGACTTCATCTAAGTTGCAGCCACAATTATTGAGTTCACCACCTTTGGGAAAGTAGTACGCGAAACTGTCACCGGCTAACTGTCTAGTCCAGCTAACCATGCAGTATCGAGCGGTTGAATACTCTTGAAACTCTAACCCTGCGCCATCGCGTGTGGAAGTTAAACGCTTTACATCAACGGGGCATTTAAATTTATACCCAGTACCGCTGAAGCCTTTCGTTTTAACTTCTCTTACTATCGCTTCGCCGCCTTCCTCTATCTCTAACCCATGTAGTAGGGTCTGATTATTGCTGTAGCCGTGGTTCTGGTTTGTTATTTTGCCGCCGATCACTTCCATGTCAACGTGGCCGGAACGAATAGCAATACCAATATCACCCGAACCGCTGATATTAAAATCTTGAGTGCTTACGTTGCTTGAACCACTAGGAATGTCTAACGACTTAATTTCAATATCATTGAACCTAAGCTTTCTAAATTCCCAATCGGTTAACGCGTACCCCTGAGTATCAATTAGGCCAGTGTTGTTTAATAGTGCACCGTAAACCGCGCCGCCAGTGTTCGCTTGCGTTAGCTTTAGCACTGGATCAGAGTCTTTTGCTTTTATCCCAGTAAAGCTTTGATGGTTTGCTCCGACTAAAATGAAATCGCCGGTTACGTTCTGAATGAACGGGCTATGCTCAGTTAGCGTAGTGTCTATGTCATTTTCACCAACTTGCAAGCCAAAGTGGAATTCTAAACGATCGCCTGCTCGCCCCGCGCTTATATCAAACGTCCATGGCAAAGTTCTAGGCGTCCAATCGGCAATCGCATCTTTTGCCGCTCCGATATAAAATCTATCACCTGGGGCTAACCGGTAGTCGGGGTTTCCTTCTTCACTATCTGAGTAAATACGGCGATAAACGTTTTCAACCTCGTTAGCAGGGTTTGTGTCATGCACCCATTCAGTGCCATCCGTCCAGCTTGGCGCTACGGTTTGGTTAATATCAAACAATCTATCCATAGTGCGGCATTCTCATTCTTGTAGACTCAACCGTAAATGCTGCAGTAACAGAGCTACTGCCGCGCTTAAAGTAAATGCGGTCATTTGTGATATACCGGCCGGTTCCTGAATAGTAAATTATGTTGGGGTCTTGGTTGGCATCTGTAATAGCTAGCTTGCCGCTCACATAATTCACCGCGATCACCAATTCAAATTCATAATCGTCTAACGCATCCGCGAAAAAACGTAAAGCATCTGTGCCGCTTGTAGCCTCGGTAACGGTGAATGTGTTGCCATCTTGAACCCAACTACCACCCAACGTGTGAGGGCTACTAGGCGTCATATCTTCGCTGTACCAATACCCATCGCTACGCAAAGAGAAATTTAAAAAGGGGCTTGAAACTGACGCGTCATTGTCGCGAGTGTAGTAAGCGTTAAGTGATTCGAAGTGTGATTTTTCAGTGTCTAGGGTTTCCCACCGGTTGCCCATTTGAATGAAGTCAATCACGCCCACAAAGCCATCGCCTATGGTGGCTAAGTTGGTTACGTTTGCCGTTATGGTGTGCCATTCATGATTGGCGAGTGTTGGATTGCCTGGTAAACCATTTCCACCGTTACCCATCGGGCAAACGCGTAACGTAATATCGCCCGTATACGCAGCATTGAGCTTTAAATAACGGCTACTAGGCATCACCATAAACTTACGGCTTTGCAGCGAATTAGGCACCGTAAACCATGAATCTGGCATAGCTACATGAATTAAGCCCCGTATGTTATCCGTGAGTATTTCTTTTCTATTATTCGGTGAGGTGGTTGGCAATACTTCTGTTTGTTTGAGTTTTGGGTAATCAATCAACCGTTGAAGTAATGCGCTTTCTTCGTCAATTGGTGGGCTTAGTGCGTGAGATAGCTCGCCATCAAAATCAAGATCGTCCGGTAACTGCTCTTGAGAAACCTTCCCAGTAACGTTCTCAAAATCTGGCCAGCCTTGAGCATAATCTGGCTTTTCGGTTATCTCGCTGTATTTCCCCCATCGCTTTACAAACTCCGGTAGCGATGAAGCAAGAATGTCACTCCAAGAAACTTCAGAGGTACCTGCACCGCCTGCATCTACAAACGCTTGATAAGCTGCTCGGTTTCGCTCTAACGCTGTGAGCAATTCAGCCACGGTACCAATGGGAATGATTTTCGCGGCCACATTGCTCACGTCACCCTGTGACCATGGCGAACTCAGGGTGATCGTACTATCCGTTGTACTGCTTTCAAGAATAGTGCTTGGAAGTTTGCCAGCAATAAATAACTGGCTTCCCTCAACCACGCCGAAAACTGAATCACTGTTATTTACAGTGACCACGGCGCTACCATCTGATGCGCTTATATCGCTCAGATTAAAAATAAATTCGCTCATGTTATTTTATTGCCTTGATGCAGCGCTAATTAGGGAATTTGTTCATTGCCGGTTGAACCTGAGCCAATAACCACTGAGCCGTTACCACCTGAACCTGTACCGCCTCCAGTGCTACCGCTCGGGGGAGTTGACCCGTTGTATAGAGCAGTTACATTGCTGATGGTCTCGCCGTTTTTAGCAACGTCAATTATGATTGCCGACTGCTGAACTAAGATATTGTCATTAGTGCTGGTTTCTAGCGCTGCTCTGAAATGCACATTGTCAATACCTTGAGGGATAACGGCACCAAGCGAGACAGTAACAGAACCCTCTTCTTCTACGTTTCGAGAGTTGAAACGCTGCTTTTCTACACCATCGATATATAGCGCCACATCAAAGTTGGACGTTGAACCGCCGCCGCCCTGATGGTCAAAAGCTAATCCTGATATTGTCAGCGTTCTATTGAAATCTGGACCGACGAAGCCAGGCACAACAGTCCCCTGTACAAGCGTGTAGTCTGAGTTTGCACCTACGGTATATTCACCTTGAACAACGACCACGTACCTGTCTAATACATCACCTTCAATTTTGTTTGCGTAGACCGTACCTTTAACAGTGCAATTTTCTTCTACTGTGCAATTCTTAAGATAGGCCTTTTGAGCTTCTAGGTCCCCACCTATCGACAAACTCCCGTCTTTACTTTTCCATTGAATAGCTGTTTCTTGGCTTAAATTCGGATAGTCGGGCTCACCGTTTTCATTTAATAATGCGGGGCCGTACCAGTACCAAAGGTCATCGGGGCCAAATCCATCAGCCAATTCAACCTTCATAAAGCTGCTGCCGATCATTTGGAATTCTGGTGAAGCTAACTTACCCCAAAATCGTCCAGAACCGTGAAACTCCATTTCACCTGTGCCGGTGTTAACACCCAGCACAACATAACCTTCACTATCAACCCAGTAAGTATTTTGAGCGAGAAAAACAATCTCAGAAACGGTTTCACTTCCATTAATAAACACGCCTGTCATGCGGCCGTTAGCATCAATAGCAAATTGAATTTGACCTTCAACTTCGCCAATGGCATTTTCGAGCGCTTGGAAATATGAAAATACGCTAACAGCTTGCCCTTCCAGGTTATTTATCTTTACCTCTTGAAATGCTTGAGCGAAAGCAGCGCCTTCAACCCAGTTGCCCTCACTATCTTCATAGCCAATCTGCGCATTTTTAAACTCTGATATTTGAGCTTGAACACTGCTACCGCCTACTTTTTGTTTAACACCAATTATTTCAAGGCTGTTTAGTTGGTTGGCTTGTACTACCTGCGTTACGTTATATATTAACGTTTCGTATTCCTCGCCTAAATCACCAGTTTTCTTAGACCAGTTTTCAATATCTTCCACTACACCACTAATGGTATTCCCAAGGTTTTCAGGTAAGCCAGGTATCGTTACCGAACGAACTATGTCATCCCAATTCGAACCTGCAGTGCTGGTTGAGGCAAGCAGCGAGGTCCAATCTGAATCACCTAGCGCATTGGTAGAACATACCCAAATTCTAAATTCTCGGTTTGGCGCTAAGCCGGGGAATGTATAAGCGTGCGCGGGGCCGCGATGCGGTAGCGGTGGTTCTGTGTCTTCAATATCGTGGCTAATTGCGAACAAGAACGCGGTTGAAGAATCAGAACCCGCCAAATACGGTATAACTTCTAATTCAAACGCACCGGCATTGATAGTGATGTCAGTAGGAATGCCAGGCTCTTGCATAACAATAGGAATTTCAGCCCAGCCAGAACGCTGCGCTAAGCCACCCAACGCCCTAACCCTAAAAGAATAGGTACCTAATGCATAACCACTAAGCTCAACCCAGCGCCTAGCAATAGTTTCGCTCTCTAACACTAGGCCAGTACTGGAAATCACTTGATAGGTAAATCTAAGCGACTCAGAAACCCACGACACTTTAACTTGAGTAAACGTTGTATAGACGTGCTCAACTTCGAGATCGGCGGGTATGGCTGGGGGTGCATTTGAATAACTGGTATCAGGTAATTCAGGCTTATTGCCTTCACCAAAGAAGTCATAAATATAAGGCTGATGCTCACGAACGCTGAGCGTCACAGTCTTTCGGTCAGAGTTCGTCGACTCGATACGAAATAACTTTCCTTCCCAGCCAGGGAATGAATGATAAACAGGAACAATATCACCTACGTGATAAATCAGGCCCCATTTTGGAAGCGTAATTCGGGTGCGCGTTTGCTGCCTAGAAACTTCTAGCCACGTCTTTGCAAACTCAAATGCTTCAAACCAATTACGGCATGTTTTCAATTCAACGGAAGTATCAAGCAGTACTCCGTTATCTTCTGCTAATAATTCTGCTTCAATTTCACTTCCGGCTTCTGGGTAAACTGCCTCTTGCGCCGTACCGTCAGCTTCTGGGTCGTAGTAAGTCACTGCCACGCGATTGTAACGCTGGCTTTTGTTCCCTTCAGTAATACGGTCAAGAGTTAAAATGTCACGCTCTAAAATAGGTACCGAAACAGGGTCATCATCTTTTTCGACAATTAACGTCAGCTGCCCATTAATAATAGGTAACCAGCCACGCATTGGCTTAAGCAGCTTGTTGACGTTATCAAGTACATTTTCACTGGTATCTAGCTTTACATTGCACGAAAACAAAGGGCGCGTTTGAGTCTGCCCAGCAACCTCTTCAACGCGACTATCACAAAGCACTTCAGCAGTAGCAAAAGAAGACAGATTAAGTAAACTGCTAGACAAAACTTTGCCATAACCACTCGCCTGTAAGTAATTGCTTAATGCATGAGAAGGATTAGAATGATTGGTGCCGGTAAGGTCAGCAGTTAATTTTGGCTCTGATGAAATAGCGTACTCGCCGCCGTGGTATTCCAATCTTATGTATGAACATGCCTTGCCAGATGCAGAATCTGTTGAGCGCCAGCCTGCCCTCGTGAGATTAGAATCTACATAACTATCCATGCCATTGGGGAAATTACGAACATGAACTATTCGCCCCCCATCATCATGAAAGAACGCCGGGTTACTGGAAGATGCAGGTATATCATCAATATAAACTTCATCAATGCTTTCAACCTGCTCAGCCCAAACTACAATAATATGTAAAAGATCATTTTTAATATCGTCGTCGTCGGCATCATTTGTTTCTTTAAAAATAATGTTGCCAGGCGCCTTCTCGACAGTACCGTACACTTTGCCAATAAATGCATCGGTTTGTGCAGAGGTAAGCTCTGCACCAGGTGGTAACGCCTCCGGCACATCAGGCTGCAACCAGCCAAAAAAGAAATCACCTACAAAACTGAATAGACCCAAAATTATAACTCCGAATTTGGGTTTGCAAAAATACCGCTACCCGATGCACCGCTGGTAGTAGTTGCTGTTGTCGTTACTGGCGCTGGTTTACCCCAATAAATTTTACGCTGCGCCCGTGCCACATGGTCAAACGCGGTATCTGAAGGGTAATAACGTTGCTGTGAACCTGAATTTGTTTTCGTCCCTGATTGCTTCTCGAAGTCTGCCCACACAGACGCTATCCCCACGTCTATTTTTTGCGTTTCAGGTACCAAATCACGCGAGTCAATAAGCCCTTGAAATATATTAAGCGTAAGGATAACGCCGCTTTCGTCGGCAAATTGCTCGTATATAGTTGCCGAGCCATTCATCCAGCCTTCTTGTAGAAAATAAGAAACAAACGCGCCGTCTCTCGCATCTAAAGTAACGCTAACATCGTTCGTTGCAGGCTCTGATGTGATCTCTATGTCACCAATACTTTTAGAAGTGATGTAACCTGGTATATAAGTAGCGCCAGCATAAGTAACCGGTACGTCTTTATCAGTTAAATAAATCCAGTCACCATTCAACTGCATTTTCAACAGAAGACAGCTGTAACGCGTCGGGTTGTAACCCTTGAACCTCTCTAAATCTTCAGCGCTTAATGAAATCATTGCTGCTCCATAAGCTCTACATCGAACACAACACGGCCAGCACTCTTAATACCGAACTCGCCACCCTGTCTATTTTTAACGCACACTTGAAACTCAACATTTGACCCATAGGCAATAGGCGTTCCAAGTGCCATATCTTTAAGTAATGGCTGGGTCAGCGTGACAGTACAAACACCAGAAGCGTTAGAGTCTTCACTAAATGCCAGCCGGTACCCTTTGGTATCGTTGTTGAACTGAATAAAATCGCCGCCCCATACAGCCTTGACTACACTGGGTGTAATTCCGCCGATTTCTATTTCTTCATCACCCTCACTGGCCGCAGTATAAAGATATAGACCTGTGTGAGATCGAACCGACTTAAGCGGGTTTTTCAGCGTGAAATTACGAAGAGAATCTTTATACCAATCTAAGTGGCCGCTAATTTCCATCGCTGCATCGTGCGATACCGCCTTTGACGTAAGTGCAAAAACATAATACGGCGCTTCACTACCTTGACTTTTGTTTTCATAAAGACGCTCTTCGTTTTTAACGATATCGACAACGAACTGAGGATCAACCTCGGTAAAGTATTCAATAGGAAAAGATGCCATTAAGCGGGTCTCTGCAAACGTGATTTTAACTGGCGAATAAACCGTTTATCGCTGAGTGATTTTTCACGCCAGTCGATAGAAGAGCTATCACCGTAGAAGTTGTTTTCATTCCTCACGCTGAAACTAGATGCATTATTGGTTACATCTGAGGAAGATAAGAAGCGTGTTAAATCGCGGTTTTGTTCTGGCTGAAGTACACGTTCGCCGCCGTCCAGTAGATACGTACCTTCACGGGGTATGTTAGTCATACCACTGTGAGCCATACCCGTTAATTTTGCAGCTGCAGCGGCACCAGTTACCACCACCCCGCCATAAGCAACCGCCCCTAAAGCAGGCCCTATAATTGGAATGCCGGCAAGCGCATTATATGCACCCATCGCCGCATCCATGGTGTTAGTCCAAATTGACTGTAACCCTTTGCGCTTTTTGTCATCAAGCAGCGTTTGCCCTAACGCTAACGCCGTTCTTGCATAACCGGCCTCTTTACCTTCCATGCCGTCAAAATAGCTTCCGACAACATCAAACAGTGCGTTATATCCAGCTTGTAATTGTTCTCTTTTTTCTTGCTCTTTTTTAAGTTCATCTTCACGTGCTTCATCACGAATTTCAGTAAGCTTAGCCTGATGAGTAGATTCTAAATCTTCCATCGCTTGCTTATGAGCCGCTTCAATTTCTTCAGTTAGCAGCCCCTTTTCACGAAGCATTTCAAGTTCAGCCTCGATTTCTTCAACTTGTTTTTCATGGCGAAACTCGGCCAACTCAATATCAGCATCATTTGCTTCAAGCGCGGCCTCACGAATGGCAGAGTATTTTTCTAAAGCGGCGTCAATTTCACGCTGATTTATTTCTGCAACCTTGTCATCACGTGACAAAAGTAAATTATCTAACGCTTCTTGGTGCGCTTTTTCTAATTCTTCAGTGAGTAAGCCCTTTTCGCGTAGCAGTTCAATTTCAGCATTCATGGCTGCAACTTTGCGTTCATAACGCACGTTGGCCAACTCAGCATCGCGCCCTTCAGCTGCTAGCGCTTCGTCGTTAATACGCTCGTATTGGGTTTGCAAGCCAGCAATAACTTTTTCAGCTTCGGCATTTCGTCTGACATTGGCCTGGTCAGTTGCTTCATCTTTTATCGCTCTTTGTGTCTCTTCATGCGCAGTGGTTGCCGCTTCAACTTCTTTTAATTGGCGCTTATATTCATTCAGCTCACCAACCGCTTTTCTTTTCTGTTTTTGAAGCTCTTCTTTCTCGCTATCACCGCGACCAAATCGGCCTATCTTTGTATTCCCAGCATTCGGAATTTGCTGATCTAAATCAGCTAGCTTATTAATGCGGCTTTCAATAAGAGCATTTAAAGCATCTAAATCGCCCTGCTCAGCTTTAAGCTGTAATATCTGCTCTTCGATTTCAGCCTTTTCACTTTCTCTTATGGCATTAGCCGCACGTCTAGCATTCTCACCACGTTTCGAAGTACTTTCATTTGCTTTGGATTCAAGAACAGCAAGCTCAACTTCTAACTCTTGAATAGTGGGTTTAATTTTTCCGCGAAGGTAGTCAAGAGAATAGGAAATACCATCTAGCCATTTACTAACACCCCCACCCAAATTCGTACTTTCTGAAAAGCTTAATAACAGCTCATCCCAGCGCTGACCAAGCGTGTCAACCGAACCGGCCAAACCTCCCGCCTCGGCTGAACCCGCGCCACCAACTTGACCCGCTAACTGCTCAAGAATTACCGATTGAGCCCCAGCAACATTACCGGCTTCTACCATGCTGCGGATCATGTCTTTTTGTGTAGCAGTAAAGCTTATACCGCTTCGCTTAAGTGCGTTTATACCGGCAACAGGGTCTTCAAGTGCTTTACCTAGCTGCAGGGCTTTGTCTTTGGCCGTACCACCAAAAACCGCCGCCATATCTTGCGAGAGCTCAACGGCCTGCGTGAAGGTTTCGCCACTCACAGACTTAAATGTTTGCAGTACATTTTGCGCTTCAGTAATGCCTTGCACTGAGGCCAGCGTGTTTAACGCCACACTATCCGCTTGCTGTTGTAATTGCTCAGCACTAAAGCCTGCGGCGTTACCCGTGGCGCGAACTAGCGCCTCAGTCCGTAACTGAGAACGTTCATACTCGTTAAACACCTGAAGTGACTTATAACCAACTGCTACCACACCAGCGAAAGCAGCTGCCAATCCAGTGGCCACAATTGCGCCACTAGAAAACAGTGAGTTAACAACAGATATTCTACTGGCCACACCACCCATTGGCCCCTGAATAGCAGTAGCACCTTGAGACAAACCACGCATTGAATTATTGAAGCGTTCATTACTGGTAATAGCTCGCCCGAATTCGGTGCGGTATGAGCGGGTATTCCCTTTAAGCTCAACTTCGTAATTCTTTTTATTCATGACTGTCCAGTGAAACGGCGATAAAGTTCTTCAACACTCATCTGTTTGGGCTGCACTTGTGGTTTATACCCAAGCACAAAGTCTTGAGCAGTGAATGGTTCACTGCCTTTTTTGCGTAAATAATTTGCCACTTGAGCACGTAAACCTGCAGTTTGCATTTGCTCTACGCGTGCCCCAAAAGGTTCAAGCTCGGCAAACCGAAACCATTCAAGCAACTGAGACGCGCTTAATTTACGTAGGAAGTGATCAGCATCACACTGACCAAGTTTTAAGGCCAACCGCAAAGTGGCGATTCGATAGGGTTGGCCTATGAGGGGTTTGCTGCAAGCTCCGTATCACTTAGCGGTTCAAGCTGCTGGGTTTCAACGCTTTGCTCAGCAGCATCATGAACATACTGAGGGTCTAACCATTGCATATCTGAAACCTTCGCTATCTCACCTAACGCTTCTGTGACCTGCGATTGAGGGAACGAGGCTAGAAATAACAGGTCGGTTTCATTTTGCCAGTCAAGGGGTATGCGTCCCCGCTTTGTTCTAAGTGACATAGCAATGGCTTGATACCGCAACGCCATCACTTCTCGACCTTTTTGTTCGTCGGGGGTATTTGAACGTTGAATTAAGTTCAGCTGATCCATTATAACCACGCAATCAGCGCCGCTTAACTCAACGATAATCCAACGGCCGAAACTGACAACTGCGCTAATCGCTCGAAAATTAAAGGTTTCATCCTTTGGCATTTTGCGTTCAGCGCGCCACCGCTTAAACCAAGAGAACATTATGTAATGTCAGCTTCGTTGACGGGCCCGTCTACTTTCAGAGTAAGTGTACGGTCAATCTGGCCTTCTTTTGGTGTCGCATAGCCCACTTTTGTCACCAAACAACGAAAATCAATACCCTTACTGATAGGTGCTGGGAATTGCACTTGAACATACTCTTTTGTGCCGTTGTGGTAAGCATCAATCAGAGCTTCAACATCAGTCTGGTTTTCACGATAACGAACAGTAATGTTCCATTCGCCGCCATCGCGCAGGCCATAATCCGACTCTTTCCAATCATGATCGGTACCGTATTGCGTTGCATCCACAACTTCAGATGTCATTTCGCCGGGTTCCATCGACATAATATCGGCAATGGAATCTCCGAAGGTAGAGCCAGTATCAGTAGAGCGGTGCAATGAAGTAAGTTTACCCTTCATGGTTTAATCCTCGTCTAGGTATTGTATTGTGTAAGTAAGTAGCAGTACGCCCGTTGAGGCTTCGCCGTCGCGGTCATATGCAAAATTGGTTCTATTCATCCCTTCAATCAAACCATCCAAAAAAGGTTTTTCACGAAGATATTGTTGAACTTGATTGGCCTTGGCATCTAGAGCAGCATCTAAATCGCCAGGTTCTTGCAGCATAATTTCAACAATAACGCGTCCATCAGTTACGCCTTCATTATCAAAACTGTATTCGGTTTCTCCATCTTCGAAGTAGACAGAAAGCGCCGGTATTTCATCTTCAAATACTTGCGAGGGGGAATAGGCAAAGGTTTTTTGAAAGCCAGCTGGCTCACAAACCGCCCTTATCTTTTCGCGAATTTGGGCTCGTGTTGCCATTATTTGATACCTAATGCTTTATCTAAACGCCATTTCAATTGGCGAAATAGCTCTGCAGGAAAGTCTTTAGAAAGTGCCGCTTCGGTTTCAGTGTTTACTGCGTTGACTAAGGCACGTTCAGTAAACTTTGCCCCGAAACCAGCCACTTCAATATTGCCTCGCCCCTGCCCTTTTCGAATGTAGATATTCTTTAACCCGCTATTGGTGAATGTATTCGACCATTCATAAGGCCCTGTAGCATGACCATCACCGCGAGGTTTTGCGCCAGCAGTTCGCGCACTTAGGCGGTTGGTACCAGCCCAAACCTTGCCGTTTAAATTAGTGGTTTTAGCGCGAGTTATTTTAACCCTGCTTCTAATTGGGGCCTGTTTCACTTGCATTGCTTTCGAAGCTCTGCGAACTATTTTTGTACGTGAACGCTTCAGGCTATCGTTAATTGTTGCAGCCATGGCACGGTTGACTTCACCTTTGCGGTGTACGTTTAGCGCACGGCTCATTCGCTTCATTTCAGCGATGGCTTCTTTTGAGTCAACCGAGACCACCTTACTCATGAGCGCGAACGCTCAAGAATAAGACTCACTAAATCACCACTTGATTCTTTAGTGATATAAACATATTTAACGCCTTCTACCGTGATAATTGAACGGCGTTCCAGCGCTGGCAATTGAGTTGAAGGAATATCGAAACGAATTTGGTTTGTATCTAAACTCCCAAACTCATGCGCGTTTCTAAAAAGATATCCTTTAACAACCTGCCCATTGATAATGGCCTCGTGCTTGAAGTCATTAAAAAAAACGTTCTCCATGTCCGAGGCCATATCACTTTGAAAGCTCACAGCGTTATTCGCCTTCGCCTTCAGAGTCCGTTTCAGAACCAAATGCAGCATCCAAGCCGTCATCGTCAACAGGTTCAGTTACTTCTGTATTAGCTTTAGCAGTTACAATTTTACCTTTCGACGCTGCAGCCAATTCTTTTGCCAGTGGTTCAGCAAGCGAAAGGATCACTTTACCTTTCGCTTTTGGAAAATACCCTTTACCGTTTAAACGCACACCACGTGTGAGTTCAAAGCTTACCTTCTTAGCTACTGTAGCCATCTTTTTTCACCTTATAAAAAAAGCACCCTTTCAGGTGCTTTAGAGCAGTTAAACATTAATTAAATGCGGATTATTCGCCTAAGCAGAATGCTTGAGGATGACGAACAGCAACGTCAGCGTCTTGGAATAAACGCATCACTAAGCCACCAGACGCAACCTTGGTCGCGCGATCAGGCACTACATCTAGCGCGCCCCACAAGCCAATTAGCGCCTGAGAGTAATCACCAAATAAAATCTGACCAGCATTAACTTGAGTAGTTACTGCAGCGTTGTAATCGTTAACGCGTCCACCTTCCCACATAAATTTAGCGGTACCAGCTGCTTTCTCTGTCGACTTCAGTGTGCCGCGCATGGAAGGGCGCATTAGGTAAGCCATGGTGTTAGCATCGGCATTAGCTTCAGCTACATCAGTTTCAAACTGAACGATTTCCTCCCATGTGGGTTTGCCTGGTGCTGTAAATGCAATAGCACCAATACCAGATGTATTTACAATACCGGTTGGCTGGTTACTAGCACCAGAGCCATACAATGCCCCGTGGTCTAAACCGAGACTTTGACCGCGCATAATATCGCCTAATACCAGCGCTTCAATATCTGGCGTTGATTGCGTCATAATACGGCGGGTAATAGGCACTGCAGTAGCCAATGTTTTAGGGCGCAGCTGAACAGTGGTAAACGCTAAGTCGCTATCTGTTGCCGCGCCATCTTCTTCAACCCAGTAGAACGTTGCAGAGCCATTTTGCTTAGGAATATCAACATCACCCACTAAGCCCGAAACCATGCGCGCACCAAGCTGGCCAATTACCGCTTGAGCACGTAACGATTCAATGTACATTTCTGCATGCAATTCAGTTGCAACCAGTTCAGCACCTTTGCCTGCCGTGCCTGCAGATTGCATCCGCATTTGCTGTTGGCGTAAACCATAGCCCATTGCTTCATAGCTAAGGAAAATACCATCAGGATCACGGCCAGTACGCTTAGCAATAGCATCAGACACTTCACGCTCTAAGCCTGCTTTCTTAAAGTTACCAGTGGCCACGGCGCGTAATGCATTAATAACGCTATATTTACGCAGTTCAGTCTCACCAATATCTAAATTAATCATGGTCGATTCAGACTCAGGTGCTTTACGCTTGCTATGCAAACGCTCAATCAATGCGTTGTTAAACTCTTCATAAGAGCGCCCTTTCGCAATGAATTCGTTACCTAAACCTTCAGCGCCATATTGACTCGCGGTTTCAGCAATGCGCTGCGCTGCAGATGGCTCAGCATCTTCTTTTGGTTTACGCGGCTCTGCAAATGTGCGCTGTGTGTTGGTGGATTCCGGTGAAACCGAGCGAGCGGTTTGTTCAGCCGGGGCGTCTACTACTTGGATTTCATCATCATCCATCTTACGTACCTCAGTGGTGGTTATTTTTACAGGGTTAATTTGTATCTCTTCAGCGCGCCCCAGCCCTACGGTTGGATCTGCTGGAACAGATACAGAGGATATTTCAAGGGGTTCCCAGTGCGTTACGCGGTAGTACTCAAGCCCCTTTTCTTCACGCACCAGTTGCGCCGCATGAATGCGGTACCCAACGGAAACGTTAACGCGAATTTCATCTTGCATATCGACAAGCAGCTGCTGGCCAAGCGGGTTACGACTCATTTTAATTTCTGCGTAACCACGGCCGTTTTTAATCCATGCCTTTTGGATTGCGCCGCGCTGGTCATTCCAATTGTGATCAGATAGGAACGGGCCTTTATTCGTAATTCGACTTAAATCACATTCACCTTCGTTGTGGCCAAGCGTTTCAACCCAACCCCAGCGTTCAACTTCGTATTCGCTGGAAAAGCTCAACGTTACTACGCGGCTTTCCTCATCTACACTTTCTACATCTGCGGCCATGTCACGCTGCATTACAGGGCATTCACCCTTTCGAAACATGTCTGCGGTAACTTTATTCAGTTTCATCATCATCACCATTTTTTGAGGGCGCTGCTTTAGCACTGGCCACGGCCAGCTTTGCGGCTTTTCCGATACCTAATTCACTGGCCACTTTCATCATGGGTCCTAACGCTGAAAGATATGTGTCCCAACCTTCAGCCATCGCATCAATATCAACGCCTTTTTCGTTAAGCACATCCATCGGGTTGCAAGTGAAGTTATCCATAGACGCACCAATAGCTTGCTCATCTTTAAGTGGGTCTACCCACTGCCAGCGTCTGCCTTTAAACGAGAACGCATCAACTGAGCGCTCTAAGTCATACGGCATAAGATTTTCAATGCCACCATGCAACAAAGCATTTTTAAGCCAGCGCTGATAGATAACACTAGCCACTTGGCTAATGAACCAGCCTTGGTGTCGCTTCCAATGCTCACGATCTTCTAAGACGGCTTGACGCAAGCTTGACCAGCTCACACCTTCATAATCGTTACCGCCGGTACTGTAGTTAACATCTACCCCAGCAAACGCACCTTTAAGCCCTGCTTTTTGAAAATCTGCTACTGAATCGCCGTGGTGTTGGAAGTTGGTTTCTTTGGCGCGATAACCTTCTGGGGTAATGGCTGCGCCGCCAGGGTCTAGTTCAAAGATGAAATCACCTTCTTCATCTTCTTCTGGCGCTTCTTGTTCTGGGTCTCGCTCGTACATCACCATGTTACTGGCGGCAATACGGCTGGCTACTAATGATGATTCGCGGTAACCGCCAATATCATGAAAATCTAGAAGTGATGCGTGAGCCCAAGGAACCCCGCGAGTTTGACCAGGGCGAAACATTGGGAAAGGAAGTAGTACTTCATCTGCTGGCAAACGCATGTAACGCTTACCATTTAACGACCACGTAAATTCCCCTGGGTGGTTAGTCAGTAAATGGTAGGCCGTATGCCTGCCCCATTTATCAATTTCAACACCCATTTTAATGCGGTTGCCGTTACCTAAATCTTTATTCAGCGACACATCAAGTAAATCAGCTTCTAACAACTGAAAGGCGTAACCAAATTTATTCGGTGCACCATCAATGTGACGAATAATAATGTCACCATCTTGACACACTGTTTTCGCTATCAATTGCATTGCTGCCACTAAATCCATGCGGCCGCTAATCTCACAAACGCCCAACTTGGCCCACTGCATAAAGCCTTTTTCGATGGACTGATTGGCAATTTTGTCTAGCTCACCGCGCTTGTCTCTTACTTCTGCATGAAGTCGTGGCCCTTTGTCACCAATGACATGGGTTTGCACCATGGAAAAGTAGCGTTTCATGTAGCCAACATCTTCACCGGCCGCACGACTGGCAGCTTTTAAGCGCAGCAAATCACGGCGCAAGGTTTCATCTACGCTCAATCCAGCAGAAAAAAAGCTATTGCTTTTGATTCTAGGGCTGCTAGCTGCAGCAAATCGCTGCTGCGCGTATGCCTTGTGCCGTTTTGCATCACGGGCGTTTGTATTTCCCCCTAATGCGGTAGCGTCAATAACCGGCTCTTTGCGAACAGGCTCTTCTGATGTTGGCTCAGTTGGCTTTTTTCTTAGAAAAGAGAACATAAATTACCTGTAGTAAACGCGGCGGGGGTTGGCTACTAAGCCTTTTTTAACTTTCACTTTGCGTACTTGCCAACTGTAACGGCGCTTTAACTTTTCCAGTTGTTCAATAGGAATGCGCGTAAGGCTTCTACCGTCCACACTGTAATTTTCGTGGTCTGATAAAATTCGACCCTCGATACGCTTTTCAATAGCACGAAGCACGCGCTCAGCATGTGAAGATGTATCGCAATGCTCCAAATCATGCGGGTTGGCATCTATAACAAGGTAGCCATGCGCAACATTGAAGCGATCAGTTCCATCATCACTGAACAAATGCCAGCGGTATTCGCCGGATTGAAAGCTTTTGGTTTTATCGCTGGTTAGATTTACATCTAAAAAACCATTATCAACAGTGGCATCAATGGTGAATTTGCTGTCTGGCCCTACAAGAATGTACTGATAAGTGTGGGATGCATTGGCAATCACACGCGACCAGGCAACAGAGTCACCTTTGATTATGCGTTTGGGTTCATTCATTATCTAACCTGAGAATCAAATGCGCGTTTCCGGCGTGGTCGCGCAGCGGGTGAATTTGCTCTTCGTTTGCGTGAAGGTTTGCTTTCTGTTTTTGGTTCAGCTTCTAGCGCTTCGCTAAACATGTCTTTCTGGCTAAGGTTATTTTCTATTGCATCCCACTGAGCGGGGGTTTTTGCATGCACTTTTTGAGACATAGCAGCATGCAGGGCATAAACCTCGCAGTCGCCACCTTCATTTCGTCGGCCGCTTCGCACTTGCCATGTCATTTGGCCCCGTAATTTTTTGCTTGGGGCTTTAACTTCCGCTGTCACTTGCTCCCAGTAATCTGCTCGGGCGTCTTTATAGCTATGCATAAAGGCCGCAGTACCCTGCAGACGTTTAGAAAGAATATCTTTTGCTTTGTGTGTACCTACTAAGTACACAAGAACGCCGTGTTTATCGGCTTTAGTGGTTCGCTTGGCGTTATGGTGATCAATTTTTGCAGAGGGTAAACGGAATATTTCACGCTTCCCGTTGTCGTTACTATCACCTTTGATAGCCATTAAATGAACGCGGCGATGCTTTTTACTGCGCGTTCTTACATAGTGATAAACCGCATGGTTAGTACCACCGTCCGAGCTATCAATACTGGCGGCAGATAAAAACACGCGACCCAGCGTTTCATGCTCAAAACCATTAAATAATATTTGGTCTAGCTCATCCCAGACTGGGTCGTTTTTATCAACCGTATCGCCCGAGATTTCTTTCCATAAAACCAGCCAGCTTTCTTCGTTTCGTCCGAAGGCGCGAATGATTATTGCTAGCCTATCGTCTTGAACATCAATACCAGCAGTAACAATTAAACCGCCTTTAGGTACCGTAAGTTCTGGGTAGTCGTCTGCCAGCGCTTGAAGCTGCTCATGGTCAAGATTATCTTTACTACGGTACGCGTAAGGCTTACCAAGCTTTGAGTTTTGAAAGATGATTCGCCCAGCTTCATCACCAGCCGCGGCTTCATGTTCGGCTTCAAGATAATCTTTCACCAGACTGGCTAAGCTGGTACCTGGTATACAAACGTAAAGTTCAGACAAACCTTTGAAGGTTTCGATTACACCATCTGTCTCTACCGTAGGTACCCAGCCACAAAACTTGTCACCGGCTTTCTCTGCCTGGTCGCAAGTATTGAAAATATTCTGCTGGCGCTGCCAATCGTTCCACGCGCTGCCACAATGTGGGCAGGCATAAATTGCGCTTTCAGGTATGTGTCGGCCATAAACAGGATGAACAGTGCCTTCGTCACGCTCTACCCAGCTTACATTTTCCCAGTCAAGAACATGTGTATCGCCGCAGTCGTGACACGCCACGGGTAACACGCGCTGAGTGCCTAAGTTGATGTAGTGCTCAACTTCACTTAAATCTTCTACTGACGGCGTACCGCCAATAACAAACTTTCTTTTTCTAAAGCGCTTGATACGCTCTCGGGCTAAGCGAATAGCATCACCCTGATCGCCCACATTGCCGTTGGTATCGTCCGGCTCTTCAACTAACACTACCGGCGAAGGTGTAGATTTCACGTTACTGACAGAGTTTGAACCAAACACTTTCAGTGAACCGCCAGGGAAATTCTTTTTATTGCTTCGGTTGCCAGCTTTTCGACTGGTTGAAACGTCGACTTTTTTGGCCAGTTCCGGTGTGGCCCGTATGACAGGTTCGAATTTCTCTTCTATGAAATCACGTGCTTTATCGTCTTTGGGGAAAAGACCAAGTATTCGACTGGGTTCACAGCAAATACGTTTTGCTATCCAGCCAGTTTCTAGCAGTGTCCAGCCGATTTGTGCAGCTTTCATCAAGCCGACCATTTCTACAAAGTCGTCGTCTAGCGCATACATTACACCCCAGAAATATGGAACATAATCTGCGTTATACAGCCCAGCAAAATCCGCGTCTTCAGCTGGTAATCTGAAATACTTTTCTAGCCATTCGCGGGTTGGGATATTCTCAGGCGGTAACCAGCCCGAGCGGGATTCTTCAATTAGGGTCTGTAGATTGGAACTGGAAGTCTGCAATAACTCGCATGGCAGCTGCAGTAGTTCCATCAATGGGGTCTCTATCTATTTTGATTCCGTGTTGGCTTTCCAACTCGGCAATAATTTTGTCAATTGAATTCATGTATTCAGATTTGGCGATAGCTATCCATGCATCAATTGCTTCACGAACCATACCCTTTTCGAGTACCAGCTTTTCTTCTTTGAACAGAGCAAGTTCTTTACTACGGGCATTGGCAACAGCTTCACGGGTACGTGCTTCATCAAGCCGCAAGCGTTGGTCGCTTGCAGTTCTGCCTGATGCTTCGTCTCGTAATTTTTCACAGTAAGCGCGTAGCCACTGGCGGTAGGTACCGCCGCGAACTAGCGTTCCGCTATCAAGGTGTTTGTGTATGGCCGGTTGCGATGCACCAACCAAAGAAGCAAATTCTGTTTGTTTAGCTTTATCATCTAAATCAAACAAAATATAACCCCCCTATGAAATTTTATAGCTGTTAGAAAAACGCGAGTCAATGCGCCGTGTGAGGGGGTGCCTCCAAAAGGACCCGCGCTTTTTTTATAGATGGTTGTGAGTGGTATCTATCGCTTCATCGGGGTTCATCATCTTAGTGTGTAGCTGTTGCTTCCTGAACTCTTCCGCTTGCTTGTACCTGTCGTCTCGCAACTTGAAATAAATATTAACAAGTAAACCAACTACACCAATGAGAACACCAGCGAGGATGCCGAACTCTTGTGAAGTCATCACGCCCCATACCGCTGATAGAGCGCTACCTGCGTAAGTTGTCATTGATGCTTTGTCTGTCATTGTGAATGGTCTATTAGTATCGTCGTAGGTGTGCATGTTGTTGTGTCCTTCAGTTGGGTCAACAACATGATTATGCAAATGTCTATCCAGATTAATTAGACTTTAGATTGATCTTACTATTGAAGGCTAACACGTTGCGCTTGTCATACGCTCTCAAACCCGCATATGTAAAGGGCAGCGTTAAGAACGCACTAAGCACCAATATGTCTGGTGAGATAGTGAATAAGCCATAATACACTGCAGCAATAAGCGATACAGTTGCATGTGAAGGCCTTACATACTTGACTATACCTTGCGCATTATCGCCATTACGGATAGTGGCCTGTGTCTCTGAATGGCTACGCTGTTGGTCGTCTAACTCTAACTTCATAACGGACTCAATATGGCGATTAACCTCAGCTTCACGCTGCAATGCTATTTCTTCCAACTTTAACATTGTGCCAGGTGTGCCCTTCAATTCTAACAGTGCTTGTTCTGGGTCTGTAGTGCCGGTTGCACTAGCTACCATGGAAGCGCCAGCGCTAACAGCGCCTAACACGTTACCGGTTAACAATGAGCCGACTAACGACGTAACGCCGGTTGTATTCCCTTTAAGGTAATCACCAACATTTGACCAATTCATGTAAGGGGCTCCGGTACGTACAATTCAAAATGGGGTAAGTCACGAAAACGTTCATCACGGCTTCTACCGTCCATATCCCAATCACCGCCCCAGCGAACTAGATGAGTAATCTTTTTTTGTTTGTATAGCTGTCTAGCCACTAGCATGACATGGCCAGCAAATACACCAAACGCTACTTCATCTTTCCAATCTGTGTTACCCAGTGCAACGAAGTATGGGCCTGAGTCGATAGCCATTGAAGGGTAAACGTTGTGTTTAGAGTTAGGCCATGTTAACTCACTCGATCCTTTCTCGAATGCATCATTCTGGTCTTCTCGCCCACGATGCCCACAAAACACTGAAGCGTTGATGTACTTAGAAAGTTCATTCCATATGGTTTGAATATCAGCATGGCACGTACTAAGCCGCGCTTGTGAAGTTTTACCGTATGGGAACATTGTAAACACCAATAAAAAAGCCCCACCAAATGGTGAGGCGAAGTGGGAAAAACAAGCAAGAAGCAGAGAAAAGCAGGCATAAAAAAAGGCCACCAATTTGGTGACCTTCTCGTTAAACGCAATTTTCGTGAGCTTACGGGAAACAAGGTAGATGATCCGCGCGCGTGGATCAACTATTTTTTTAAAATTATGCAATATTAACTTCTAACGTGAACCCCACCAAGGCACCATCAATCCAACAAATAGCTGATTTATGTAAACTTCTTGCTTTCGTCTCACCTATTTTCAGCGCATTAGCTAGCATCGGATAATTGTAATCAGAACGGTAATACATCACCACTATGCTGGCTAGAAGCGGTCTATCTCGCTTAAGCTCAGCTACCAACCTGTCGATTAACAATGCCATGTCATCATTGATGAAATAAACGTTGTTACTGTCTCCCCTGCCAATATTCAGCCCTAAACCCATACGGGCCCACTTGCCCCACTCGTTCAACAACGTCTCGGTTTCGCTTGTGTCTTGGTTAACATCTTTCACGTTAAACTGCCTTTTGTTCTGGGGTGCTGATGTATTCTTGGCGCTTGTGCTTTACAGCAATACCAAGTTCTCTTATTTTCTGACTAAGCGTGTCGTTACCTAGCATTGGCAAACCATGATTTGCTACGTAGCTATCAATTTTGGCTTTCGTGGGCGGCGTGTATTCCAGTGCTTTGTGTGCAGCGGGTAAATCACCCGACATGTAACGACTTATCCAATAATCGTATTCACCTTTGAAAAGCTCAGCGAATTCATAATCACGCATTCGATAAACGCGATAACCAATACGCTCACAAATCAATTCAACAATGCGGTGGCTAAAAGTGAATTCTTGATTTTTGTATTTACCCTTTCGAGCAATTACTTCATCCATGGCTTCGCGTAGTGATGGTAAGCCAAGTTCTTCAGCGGTTGGCTTGCAAAGCTTCGCAAACTCAGTAGGCCGAGGCCGAAACTTCTCTTTGCAGGCTTTGGTGATCCCGCTCTGAATTTGTTTACTGTTGCTAATGCCTTCATCGACCATTTGTTTCGCATATTCACGAATGGCCCATTGCTGCATATCCAGTTCTGGGTACTTGTTCACAAACTCTGGCCAGTACTCCATCAACACAGGTTTCAAGTTTGTCATGCAAAACTGGTAAACCGTTTCAAGCCTGGTCGTTACTGAAGTCGAAGGCTTCAACACCTTCCCCTCGTTGCGCCCGTTCAATGCAGTCTCGCATTGCGGTTGCTGTTGCATTGCGGTACCCACGTTGTTGACTAGATTGCTGGTTGAGTGCATGACTGACCCCTTTGACCTGGTTATGTCTGATGGCTGCGCAATAACGCATCCAGTACTTTCGGTGTGTTGTGATATGTCGGTAGGTGTTTGCGCTATCGCTTAGTTTCCACTTGTTGAACAGCGCTTGTGCTTCTTCGTTACTGCCAGACCAACCCGCTTGATTTGCTAAGCCAACCCAGTCACCACAGAATTCAAGATTTTCGCGCGCGCACGCGTTATCTTCTTCATCTTCTATAGGTTTAGTAGGTATGGGTTGTTCATCGAATTTCTTTAAATTTACGACATTTCCGCTGTATGCGTTGCCAGCCGTGGGATGCGGGAATTTTTTATTGCTGGTTGTTCCTTGGTTGCTCTCTGGTTGTTCCTCATTTGGACGCAAGGATTTTGTGTGAGCTAAAGTGCAATAGAATAAGGCTGCTTTTTGTTCTTTTAAGTCGCCTTTTTGGGCTAATTCGATTAGTCCGGCTTTCTCTAATTGTCTTATTGCGGTGCGGATAGTTTCTCTAGAAGGTGCGCCTGCACACTTAGTAGAACCGCGTGGTGGGGTGTGTTCCATTGCGTTTCGCATAGAACGCTGGCTAACGTGAACCAGACCATCACTATAGCCTCTGTTTTTGTAAAAGCAACGCATATATAGCGTTACTGCGAAGGGAGTCAGCGTGTTATCGCTCAACGCTTCAAGCTCGGCCTGATTCACAGCGTGCCCCCGTAATGGCTTCCAGCTGCTTTAGGTCGTCGGCTATCTCAGTAAACAAACTGTCAATTGTAGGGTCTAAATATTTACCCAATTCGGCCAGTGTAAGAATTTTATCTTTTATGCGTTCTGGCTTTCTTCCCATTGCGATTAGTCGCTTCTGGGTGTTGTGTATAGCTTGTGTTAGCGGGTCAGACTTTGGTTTGCGTGCCGATGCAATAGGTTCTATGTTGCTTTTGCACGTTTCTGTCACTATGTGAACCGAAGTGCTTACCGGTGCTGTCTCTTTTTTACCTTTTTCGGTTAGCGACCATGTTTTTTCGGCTGGGCACTTATGGATAAGGCCTTGGGTATTAAGAACGCCCAATGCGCGCGAAAGCTTAGTGGTTTCAGCCACACCGGTTAGTTCTAATAGTGCTTGTCGACTATAAGCCGAAAGCGGGTCGAAACACTTAAGAAGCGTTATTTCGAATTCTGCTAATTCCATTGTTTTTCCTTAGCGTTGGTAAACGTAATTTGTTAAAGCTTCATGCTGGCCCGATGCACTAGTTACAATGCAAAGTAGAGAGGCTGACCAACTATAAAGCCTTAACAAATGGCGCTATTTGCCATCTTTCTTTATGTGCTTAAGATCTTCTGGGGCTAACCTGCAGCGCCCGTTAAGGTCGTCGTCTATATGAATCATGTTGGGCGATACTATTTTCACTATTGCGTAACTGGTACCGTCGAACGTTATATTGTCTGTTAGCGATTTCGCGCCAGGTACCGGCCTAACCGCATCGCCCACCTTGAACGTTATGCCTCTGCCAGGTGGCATTTTCATGTACTTAAACATGCGCCCGTACGGATTCATTACTTAGCCACCAAGCAGTAAGCAATGATCGCCAATGGGCAAATAACAGCGATAACCGCTACGGCCATAAGCGCTGCGTTAAGGGCGCGAACTGAAAACGGCGGTTTGTGCCACATGTGTGTGTTACTAGATTTATTCATTTCAAAACCCTGTTAAAAAAATTCCAAAGACTGCTAAGCTGTAAATCGGATAAAAACAACCGAGCTGCTACAGGACTTCGGTTGGCTTAGGCTTAAGACCTTGGAGAATTGAGTCTATGCCTTTTAATGCTGATGCCTTATCGGTTGGTCGATAGCTTTCCACCGCCTTACCGTTTTCTAGCCTCGTTAGCATAGCTTTCTCTTTTCCAATGTTTACTTGCCAAACTTCGCCTGATGGCTCGGCTTCATTCACTAAAGCGGTATGAGCCTCACCTAACTCAAGGAACTTACATGCCTGAACAGAAAAACTTAGAGCAAGCTTTGAAGCTACTTCATGAAGCTGGCTTACAGCTAGGCCCCCTAATGAACTCGCAAGATCGAGCGCTTGTGAATCTCTATCGCAAGGCTCTAAGTCTTGAAGGTGATGTTCATAAGCTTCTTTTGAAATATCAAAAGAAAGACTGACTTCAATACCATCGATTAGAATGGTGTGATTTTGTTTTAATGCGCTCATGAATTCCCCTTTACCAAGTTCTGTTGTCGGTTCGTGTGTGTTTTGGGCGCCTAAGCACCTTGTCTAAAATTGCGGTAATCGCTTTTAGCATTAGCCACATGACAATGACGGCCATCACAAAAATTAAGCATAGAGCTAAGATGACTGACGTTAGTGGCCACACCAACGAGCCAATCAGCCCCAGAATTTGTACGTCGAAGTAATTGTGTTCATAACGGCGATATACGTAGAGGTACGTGAACATGAACGCTTCGAAGATGATGCAAGTGAAAAGGTAGTTATCCATGAGGAACGGAATCATGCTGCACTCTCATGCATCTGTTTAGTGCTAAACACTTCTGCAATATCCGGCCTTTCATCTTCAGGGAAGATCACATCTTCAGGTGTTATCTCAGCAGAAGCGCTATAGAGACCCGCGCACATCGAAACGCTAGCTTTTTTGGATGTATAAGCTAGTTGGTTCAGATATCCCACGGTGCTGTTAGCGGCCCTGGCTAATTCCATGCGCTTTTCTAACGACTTGTGTTTCTTAAACCATTCTTTGAGAGTCATAAATAAACCTTTACCTTACCGTTTAAGTAAGATTCTAGTCTTGACAAATCTTACCGTCAAGCTAATTTACCAAATAGGTAAGATATGGTTCTATGGAAACGTCATGAGCAGAAAGCTGGAATTTATAATGGATGTGAAAGAGGTTCGTCGGTTAAACCTTGAATATTTAATCGCGGCAGTTGGCTCAATTAAAGCGCTAGCCGATGCTGTTTACACTGATCCGAACTATATTAGCCAAATAAAAAATGGTAATAGCGGTAAAAAAATGGGGGATAAATTTGCTAGAAAATTGGAGTCAGCATTTAGCAAACCTATTGGTTGGATGGATAAGTTGCAGGTTTCGAAAGATGACTCAATCGGTCAATTGAATGACGAGGGTTTACTTTCTTTAGCAGTAAAAAACGTCATCAATCAACTAATTGCTGCTGGGATTTATGAGCCAAAAAAATCTATAGATTCTGAGGCTGTTACCAGCTTAATCGTTACTGAGTATAAGTCTTTAATATCAGATAAAGACGCTACGCGGACTGGCGTGGGCGATAATCATCAAGCTTTATAATGTCGGCCTCTTTCACCTGGTCACAGTCACTTATCTTATGTTTCTCTAAATAATTTAATAGATCATCAATGGCTTCATCCCTTCTCTTGGTGTAGTCCAGCACCGCTAGGCCATCTGTGCATTCTTCGGCACACCTTTTTAAATACCTAATTGTAGCTATGCTGAGCGCCATCTTTTTTTGGCGCTCTATTTCATTTGGTTTAGAAAATGTCACTTTAAATATTAAAATGATAGCCGCAAAAAATATAACCATTAAGAAAAACGTGAACATAAATACTCCTTCAACTCCTCGCCTATCGTAAGATAAATAATTAGAACCGCAGCGCTGGCATTCAGTATGCCTGTGTACCAATCCCATAAAGCCCAATAACCAGTTTCCACCTCTAAATTCGTTGTAACAACGCCAGTCGCTATATATTCACTAATAGCATTAAGTGCTAATACGTTTCTATCAATATGCAGCAGCAGCTGCAGGACCATCGCGACAATGAACGAAGCGAACGTGATATTAGTGGTTGTATTAGGCCCAATCTTATAAACACACGCAGCCAAAAAGCCTACGGCAAGTGCATATAAAAGAAGTCGAGACGAATACCTAAAGGTAACTTGTTCTGGGAGGGGGATTTCGTTTATCCAAGCAAGTAAAAAGTGACCTAACGCATACATCAGCGTGACTGTTAAAGAACAGGCAAGCAGTTGCTTATTCTCCGGTTTAAATACCCAGTTATATATGAACACAAGAGCGGTGAGAGTCACCGCCCATTGATCGATAGCCCACTCAAAAGCGGTAGATATTAAGCTCATACGTTCACCTTAAAGGTGTCTTTTGAACTCCGCTTTATTGTATGTAAATCCAGTAGCATCAGGTTTTCCTCCATGGCCGGTACCCCCGGCTCCTTGTGTCGTTGCTCCACCATGCCCACTACCTCCAGCACCTAATGTTGATGAGCAAGCGATGGGCAAAATTGAGCAGCCGATTAATTTAATATCGGTGTCGGTAGCGTTGGCAGAAAAGGGGGCGTAACAAGCGAATAAAAGAACTGATGTTAAAAATGAGTACTTAAGTGTTTTCTTCATAATAGATTCCAATAAATTTAATTGTTGTACATTTGTACAGTTAAATATTATCAGAAATCTTACCGCTATTCCGTTTTTACCTAATCACCTTGCCCGCTACACTGGTCTTACCAGTTATTTTCTTACCGTTTTGGTATTGCTTAATCTTACCTTTTAACTAATATTAGTATTATCTTTTTGGTAAGTAAAGGCAATATTCTTACCTTTTATATTCCATTTCCATGCGGGGGTGTCTGGCTAAAAAAACAACCAGCATTCGAATATATAAACGGCTGTATAAAAAATCAAGATAAATTAAATAGATAAGGAAAACGACAATGCAAAACCAAACAATTATAGAGTCAGCGCTTGCAGCTGGGAAAGATGAACTAACCTTGTTAATCGACGCGCTAAGTAAAGATGCGCGTTTTAACGTCCAGCATCAAATTAAGTTAGACAAAGGCTATTTCGTAGTCGACATTTGGAAGGATGGCCTAAATCATTGCTATTTAAGCAGCGCGAACTCATGGCCAGGTGATCACTACCTTCTTGAGAAAGTGCAAGAAACTATTACCAAGATGCGCGAGGTGCTTAGAGAGTTTAACGTCGCGCTTCCCCTACCCGTTAATACTTCATCAAATGTGGTTCGCCTACCGAACGCTACCATGGCGCCATCGGTTCAATTGCGAAGCGGTAAAGTGTTTGATTACGCGAATATAAGTGAAATGCAGTTTGATATTGAAGATATCGCCCACGCGCTTTCAAATATATGTCGCTTTAATGGCCATACGCGTGAGTTCTATTCAGTTGCACAACATAGCGTACTTGTGAGTTCTATCGTGCCAGAAGAACACGCCTTGGCCGCGTTACTTCATGATGCTGCAGAAGCCTATTGTGGTGATGTGGTATCGCCTCTTAAGCAGTTGCTCCCCGTTTATCAAAGCATTCTTAATACCGTTGAACAGCAGTTATTCAAAAGTGTTGGGCTTTCGTGGCCTGTGCATGCATGTGTAAAAGACGCCGACCTTACTATTTTAGCTACTGAGGTACGCGACCTAATGATGCCGCACGATCAGCACTGGACGCACCTTAAAAGCTTCACGCCAGACACCTTTACCATTCACCCACTACCGCCAGGCGGCGCAAAAGCGCTTTTCTTAGATTGCTACTACAGCCTGCAATCGAAAGCTGCAGCGCTTGCTGCTAATGCGTAAATGGGTACCCCTTCTAGCTGTGAAATTGACCTTGGCTTGGCGGTACTTAGTGTATTGATTGAGCCAGGTATGACCGTAACACGTGGTGATTTGGCCGAGGTTTGCGGTTGTAGCAAGTACCGAATTGAAGAGATAGAAAAACAAGCCCTTAAACGCTTCGAGCGCCTAGCTAGACAGAAGGGCTTACATGATTACTTAGATGAATAATCAGATAGGAATATGCATGAAACATTTAATGCAAGTAAACAGTAACGGCGTGAACGCGCTAATAAAAGTGCTTCACGAAGTTAGGTTTGAAGATGTGTTGGGCTTAACCCCAGCAGAGCATGTTGAATTTGATGCGTTCGCTACGCAGCTGGTGAAAGCGAAGCAGTTAGAAGCAGAAGCAAATGATAAGGATATTGCCGCATGAGACCTCACAACGATATTTTTCAGCAAGGTAACGACTCATGTTTTCGTGGGCGTAAAGAAGTAACCCGTAAGCCTAGCAAGCAAGAATCGCTAAAAACTAACCGCGTTAGACGCAGAATCGAAGCCATTGAAATGGGTCGTGAGCTTGGCCTTACCCCTGCAGACTTAGGGCTGTAGTTATGGCTGATTCAAAAGCATTGGTTAACGAAATTTTTAAAGCGATACCACCGCGTAAAGCGATAAGCACAATTCATGACGCTGGGCTTTCAGAGCGTTCTGTTTATAAATGGCGAAGGGGCCAAACCTGCCCATCGTTCGACAACCTTCAAGCATTTGCTAATGCAGTAGGCTTAGAGTTGTCACTTACGGCTAAGGATGAAAGCTGATGAACTTAACAACATTCAAATTAGGTATTCCCGTTACCTTAACTGGCGATCAGGCGGCAGAGATTGAATCTGAAATTACCCAGCTGCACGAGCGTAATGCGGAATTGGACAACGAATCCGGTTCGCTTCTAGTTGCTTATAACCAGGCAATGAGTCGGGTGAAAGAGCTGGAGAAGGAAAATAAAGGGTTATCAATACGAATTGATGCACAGCGCGAAACGATACGGAAGTACCAAAAAGAGGTTGAGCAACTACGCGCGCGTGAAAGGGAGTTGAAGCAAAATCAACTGCCAATAGAAAACGGCAAAAACCGCTATGGGCTTGATGTTTCATATTTTAGAAACGCTATAAACCGTGAATTAAACGGCCCATTGGCGAATCATAAGCCAGATGAGCTGGCTAGAGTCCTCGCTAGGCTTTCACGCACGGCAGATGATTCAGTAATGTATGAGCCTGAGTTTTCAAGCAAATTCGCCCTAGAGCATTGGATTGAAGCAATTGAAGTGTTCACCGACTCATTTATTGAAGCTAATTACAAACACGAAACCCCTCTGCTGGGGCGAAAATACAACGATAAAATGAGAGGTGCGCTTTTAAATGCGTTAAAAAAGTCATCAGAGAAGACCTGTGAGAAACTACGCAAAGGGGGTGAGTCGTGATAATCCCAACGGATAGAGACCATGCTAGAAATCTGATCGCAGAACAAGGAATCACTCCTTTCAATGTTTCTGAATATCAGATTTCAGTACTAATGAATTGCTTACGTAAAGCTTTTAAATCTGCACCTAATTACAACGGAAGTATGCGCTTGAAAAATCGCAAGGTGACTAAGTTTTTAGAAATGAAAACTAATCAATGGGAACGTCGCGAGTGCGTTTCATTCAATAGTGATGGCTTTATTGGTTTTGCGGGTTGGGCTGATGATAAAAATATACAGCCAATTTTGAAAGCTGTAGGCATGTGGGTTGAACAACTACGCAAAGGGGGTGATTCGTGAGAGATTCTTTTGAGTACGTCAATAACAACTATGGTGTAAATGCCTGTTTTGGGCGCAGGGTTTTGGTTGACGGTAAACCAGGCACTATCACCAAAGATTGCGGTCACCACATAGGTGTTAATTTTGACCATGATAAGCCAGGAGTAATAGCCAACTGCCACCCAACTTGGAAGGTTGAATATCTTGGTATGGGTAAAATTCGGAAGCTTACCAAAGCGCAGGAGCGCGGAACTCGCTGGTTGGAATATGGCGATATGTTTGAGTCGTTCATGGATTTTGTTTATTGGGATATGAAACAGCAAGCCAAAGGGGGTGAGTGATGTGGTTTTTTTGTAGCTCACCTAAACCGACATACCCAAAGCGAACGCTGCCATCAGCTGAAGAGGTTAAATTACAGTCCTTAGAGTACAGAGCAAATTGCGTAACTGAAACGCTAAAGCTCTATTCAAAACGAATTGAAGCGCTTGAAAGCAAGGTTGGTGAATTAGAAGAGCAGCTTAGTAAGGGGAATGAGTGATGCAAATGAGACTCCCAAAAGCATGCATCAGCTGCAACAGTTTTGATGTGAAAGGTTATAAAGAAGATAAGCACTGCCCGTATGTTGAACAATATACTGGACGCCCTAAAACCAGAACACAATTTGGCCAATGTACGCGCCATGAAAAGTTGGTGTTTTGCACAGAGCTTTGTAACCGCCACGCGCACGAAGATAATATTGAAGTGTTCGAAGTAACTAACAGGCCAGAAGCGTTAGAACCGCACCAGGCTAAAATGTTTGAATTAGTAAATGAGGTTGTTTGAAAATGAACTTAAAAAGAATTAAAGACAAGATTTCAAAACTAATTGCTCTCGCAACCTCAACCAGTAACGAGCATGAAGCCCAAAATGCCATGTCGAAAGCTCTATCACTTATGGCTAGGTACCATGTTTGCAATGGTGACTTGGAAAAACCTGAGTTCGTTAAAAAGAGTATCGCCCATAGAAGGCGCGTCTTCAAAAAGAGTGAAACCTTGCTACATAAATTCATATGTGAAGCATTTGGCGTATATGGCCTTTTCGCTAGCGCTCGAGGACTTCATGCAGAGTTACTTTTCATTGGCGTTGAGGCTGATATTGATATTGCTGAATACACCTTTGACATAGCGCTTACAGAAATCGACAAGCTTAAAGCTAAGTTCAAGGCTGACGGTTACACTGAAAGCAACGCGAACAGCTACAAGACGGGGCTTTGCGTAGGGTTGGGTTCTCGATTATTAGAAGCTTCTAAATCGTCGCAAAGTCAGGTCAAAGGTCATGGGTTAATTTGCGTTGATAACAGAATTCAGGCCATAACCGATTGGTACGAAGGTAGCAACAAAGTTTATATGTCACGTTCGAAAATATCTGCAGATGATCGTGCCATGAGAGAAGGACTGAAGGATAGCGACAAAATTCATATCAACAAGGGTGTTGAAAATAGTACTCAGGATACGTTTTTATTAGGGCAATCTTAACATGTACGATATCGAATGCATGAACGAACAGCAATTGCGAGAAGCACTCAAAGAAACGCTTGAATTATATGTGCGTGAAAAGCAGGTTTCTCGCAAGCTTTTAACATTAGCCAGCTCATCACATTTAGCGCACATGGATCTCATTTGTAACTCAGCAGGTCTTATGGCACCAGTTCATTTTGCGACTAACGCTGCAGCCTTTGTCGTACAGTTACGTGAGTGTTACTCATCGCAACCCAGAAGAACCGAAGCTAAAGGTAGGACTTGGATTCTGGAAGGGTCAAAGTAATGCAAATAGTTATCGGCTCAGACATTAAAACAATGACCGGCTACGAAAAGCGCGGGTCGCAAATTCGTTGGTTTGAAGAGAACGGCATCACCTATCGTGTTAACGCGAAAGGTGACGTGTGGACAACTGACGACTGGCTAAATGGCCGAGATAAAGCGGCGGGTGATGCTGCTAACGATGATGGATTTAACGCAGGATTTATGAAATAGCCATGGCACGTAAACGTAAAGTAGAAGACCAATGGATGCCTCAGCGGGTTTACAGAGGTAGAAGCGCATTTGAATTTAGGCCAGTTGGTGGCGGCGCAGTTCGTTTGTGCGATTTAGATGCAAAGCAGTCTGACGTATGGTCTGCCTACGAAAAGTTCATGGCGATCAGTAACAACAAACACACGGTGAAATATTTAGTAGATAACTTTTTTGAAAGTGCAGATTTCAGAGATCTTTCACAGCACACCAGAAAAGACTATCAAAAGTACAGTAAGAAAGTATTAGCTGCATTTGGAAAGATGGACCCGAACGCAGTAAACCCTGTTCATGTTAGAAAGTTCATGGATATATTAGGCCAAAAATCACCAGTGCAGGCCAACCGGCATAAAGCATTTTTATCTCGTGTGTTCCGCTGGGCTTACGAGCGTGGAAAAGTGAAGCGCAACCCATGCCAGGGCGTTAAACAATTTAAAGAAACGGCGCGTGACAGATACATTGAAGATTACGAATATGATGCTGTTTATCAGCATGCGTGCCCAGTCGTTAAGGCCGCTATGGAAATTAGCTATTTGTGCATGGCTCGTAAAGCTGACGTAGTTAAATTGCATCAAAGCCAGCTGCTAAAGGAAGGTATCTTCATTCAGCAGGGTAAAACAGGTAAAAAACAAATCAAAGAATGGGGCCCACGTTTACGTAAGGCGATCAGTACTGCTAATGAAATAAACCCAGACGTATTCAGTATGTTTGTTTTGCACCAAAAGAATGGCCACCCATTTGCGGTACCAAGTTTCGACCAGCGTTGGCGCAAAGCTATTATTAAGGCGCGCGAACTAACGCAGCTGCCTTTAGATTTTACGTTTCATGACATAAAAGCAAAGGGTATTAGTGATTTTGTAGGTACGGTTGGCGAGAAGCAAGCGGCCAGTGGCCACAAGACAGAAAGCCAGGTTCGTGTGTATGATAGGAAGGTAGCAGTGGTACCAACAGTGGAGAGTAAGAAGTGAATCAGCTTGATAACAAAAAACTAAATATGAAATTTAAAAAAGGTGAATTGATAGCTTTATCATCTGGCATTTATTCGGACTACCGTGTAAATGTACTGGTAAGAGCGTTAAAGGACTTCGATGCAGAAGCAATTTTTGAAGAATGGGCGCAAGATAATGGCGAAAAAGTTGAGGACTCATTATTTGTGAAACATACCGTCAAAATGTTTACAAGGAAAGAAGAAGGCCTGAGTTTCATAGGATGGCTAAATAAGAATGGCTTCACTGAAGATGTAATATACAGAGAATTGCACGTTGGAGATATTCACGATGGTTACTGTCACCTTGAAGAAATGAAGCCTGGGTTTTGA